GCCACCCGATGACCAGCCCCTACAACCTACACAGCGACAAAAGCTGGGACGACACCATCCGCGAGCTGAACCAGACGTTCATCAAATGGTCAGTCACGGAGTGGACCGTCTCGCCCGTCCGCCCGAGCAAAGACGACCGAAAAGTAACGCTCCGCTACCTTCATCCATCAACCAATCGCTGGGTCGAGCTCAACATGGAAAAGCAATGGAACGCGCGCCTCAACCTCCGCGTCCTCTACCTAGCGGTCGACGCCATCCGACTCAACGAACGCCGCGGCCTCGGCGACATCACCGCCAGCGCCTACCTCCAGCTCGCCGCGCCCACCGGCCACCGCGACCCCTACGAAGTGCTCGGCGTCCGGCCCGACGCCGACTTCGAAGACATCCAGGCGGTCTACCGCGCAAAAGCGAAACGCCTCCACCCCGACGCCGGCGGCAGCGAAGACGCCATGACCGAGCTAAACGCCGCCCTCGAACACATCATCAACGAGCGGAAGCCATGACAAAGCCCAACTACAACCTCCAGCTCAAACGCCGGCCACGCAAAGCGCGAACGGCCGTCGCCGCCACCGTCCTCGTGCAGCCCGCACCCGGCGACGGCGAACCCTATACCGTGCGCCTCATCCAGACCAACGCCCACCACAACGCCATTCTCTCCGGCCTCAAACTCGTGCAAGCCACGCAGCGCCGCCCACCGAGACCCCCATGAGCACAACCTGCGCAGGCTGCCACCAACCCATCACCTGGGTGAAGACCAAGAATAACAAGAAAACTTGCCTAAACCTGGACGGAACAAGCCACTGGGCAACCTGCCCGCACTTCGACTCATTCCGCACCAAAGAAGACAACGCCCTCGCCGACCTACGGAAGCTCGACAACTGGACGAAAGCAAGCAGCCAATGAAAGGCATCTCACTCACCATCAACCTTCCACTCCAACACCGGCCCGACGGCAGGAACGCAGCAACCTGCGTCGGCTGCAATCAAACAGAACACACCAAACTAGAGGAGCACCAGGCAGACGAAGTAATCCAAGACTCGGCCATCTGGACAGCCATCGACCGAGAACGCGGGGACGGCTGGTGCGCCGCCTGCCACCAGCGGTACAGCGACCCAACGAACTACGAAGGCAACATCACCAACGTCCGGATCTGCATCATGGAACCCCGCGAACAGATCGTCTGGGTAATACTCGCCGAACCCGCCCACGACCTATGACCAATGCGCCTCCGCCGGCCAGCCACCGCCCAAGTCGTCGGCGCCTTCCTCGCCGCCCGAGCCGACCTCGCCCCCGATACCCTTACACGGTACCGGTACACCCTGGGTCGCCTCACCAAGGCCCACCCACGGCTCCCAGAAGACGCTCAGACCATCGAAACCTTCATAGCCAGCCTACCAGTCGGGCCCGACACAAGAGACGACTTCTGGCGCGACCTCCACGCCCTCTACACCTGGGCCAGTCAGCGGCTCGGCGTAAAGAACGGGATGCTCACCGCCCGCCGCACCAAGCCCCGCAAGAAGCTCCGCAAGACACTCACCGACGACGAACTCGAACGCCTACTCTCCCGCAAACTCAGCCGTCGCGACGAAGCACTCGTCACACTCATCCTCGACACCGGCATCCGCACCGGCGAGGCCCACAGCATCACCTGGCCCAACATCAACAAAGAGACCGTCCGCGTCACCGGCAAGACCGGCGACCGCACCATCACGATCAGCCCAGCCACCCGCCAGGCCCTGATCGGGCTCGGCAACGCACACCACCTCTGGCTCGGCACACGCGGCCCGCTCACCAAAGGCGGCCTCAGCCGCGTCATCCGCCGCACCCTCGCCGCCGTCGACATCATCGGGGGCCCGCAACGTCTGCGCCACACTTTCGCCCGCCAGTGGCTCCAAAACGGCGGCAACATCCGCACGCTCCAAGAAATGCTCGGCCACAACAACCTCTCGACCACAGCGCTCTACCTCGAACTGCTGCCGGGCCGCGCTGCCCAGGACCAGGCCCTCTACTCACCCATCGCACGCAGAGCGAAAGGAAGCCAACCATGACACAGATCCCATACCCGCATCAGCAAGCAACACCGCCGAAGACCAGGCTCATACTCGCCGATCGCTAGACGAAAGAAAGGAGCAACCAGTGACCACCCTCACAGTAATCACCATCACCGAGCTGCCCGACAACGAACCACACCAGCACTGCGAATTCGGAGCCGACGACTGCACCCGCGTCGCCACCCACACCGTGCGAAGCGAACACCACGACCCTCACAACCCGGACAACGAATACGACACCTCCGACATCTGCTGCCAGCAGCACACACACGACGCCGCCACAGCAGCCCTCACAGACCCTTGACCCCACCACCAACCCCCGTGTACCATCACCAACAAGCAAAGAGCGCCGAGGGTCGGGCCGCCACTTCCAACCTCAAACCCCGCCACCAGGACAGGCGGCCCGACCCCAACACGGAGACGACATGGCCGAGATCGACGACAAGGAACTCGAACAGCTACGCGCCGAAGCCGCCGCCGGGAAGAACGCCGCCGCCGCCCTCGAAAAGGCGCAGGCCGACAGCAACGAGCGCATGAACACCACCATGGAAGCCTTCCGCCACACCACACGCGCCGCACACCCCAACATCCCCGCCGAGCTCATCGCCGGCGACACACCAGAGGACATCGCAGCCTCCGTCGAGCGCGGCAAGGCGATCGTCGAGAAGGTGACGGCCGCCAACAAGCCAACCACATCCAGCACACCATCAGTCACAGCGGCCGCACCACCGCGCACCATCGAAGTCCCAGAAGGGATCACCGGCGCCGCGCGAATCCGATATGGCCTCGAACAGCTGAAGAAGCAGTAGCATGCCCATCACCCTCGCCGAAGCCGACAAGTACAGCACCAACCAAGTCCTCATCGGCGTCGCCGAGACCTCGATGGACGCCAACCCACTGCTCGGCCTCATGCCCTTCGTCCCTGTGCGCGGCAACGCCACCCAGTACCAACGCGAGCTCGCGGCCTCCGCCCCAACCTTCATCGCGCCCGGCGGCACCGTCATCGAGGGCACACCAACCACCACACAGATCACAGTCGCCCTCAAAGTCCTGATCGGCGACGCCGACATCGACAAATTCCTAAGGGTCACCCGATCGAAAGACCAAGACCTCGAGGCCGAGCTCCTCACCATCAAGGCCCGCAACTTCGCCGACACCTACGGCGACAAAGCGATCTACGGCAGCATCGACGCCGACCCCAACGAGTTCGACGGCCTCCATGAGATCATCAGCGACGACGTCACAGCCCAGCAGGTACACGCCGGGTCCGGCATTACCCCAGGCGCCGGCAGCTTCCTCCTACTCGACCGCCTCATCAACCTCGTCCGCCCACGGCCCCAAGCACTTCTCGCCAGCCGCCGCAGCATCGAGGGCATCCAGGCCCTCGCCCGCTCCCAAGGCTGGGATCTCGCACTCTCACAACCACAGGGCATCAGCCGTCCCGTCCGCTTCTTCAGCGACGTCCCGCTACTCCCCTGCGACTTCATGGTAGACACCGAAGCCATCGCCGCCGGTGCATTCTCCGCCAAGACCGGTGGAACAGGCAGCTCCATCTTCGCCGTCCGCCTTGACGAGACCGGCCTGCTAGGCCTCACAGCCGACGACCCCGACGCCCAGGACGACCTCGAACGCATCATCCAAGTCGAACGCGTCGGCACCCTCGAAACCAAAGACGCAAATCGCTGGCGCCTGAAACACTACGGCGCTCTCGCCGTCAGAGACTCCCAGGCCATTGCTCGCCTCGACGGCATCAGCTCCGCCATCTGGACGAACACCTAGAGCAGCAATGCCCGGCATCTACTGCAACCACTGCAAAACAAAAGTCATCGTCGAACAGGACGGTAAAAGCTGCTCGAACTGCGGCGGCAACCTCCTCACCGGCAAACCAAAGCCCCGACCAGAACGAGCGCCACCAGGCCCGCCGAAAGACCACCAGAAGAAGCCACGCCACCAGCACCCAATCGTCGACACCTCAACCTACAAGGACGCCGCCACCACACCCATCCACCAAACGCCACCACCAGAACACGAACCCATCACCAGCACCTAGGAGCGCAGGCCCAGCATGGCCGACACGCCGCTCCCCACCCAGCTCCGCAACCGCGACCGCAAACGGCTGCAGTCCTACACCGAAAACCTCGCCTTCTACGACGGTAAGCAATGGACAACCGCCGCCCGCAGAGGCGAACGCCGGCTAACCCTAAACTACGTCCGCTCCATCATCCACAAGACCACCAGCTACCTACTGACCGGCCGCACCACCGTCGCCGCACCACTCGACGACACCGAAACCGCAGCAGAAGAAGCCCAACGCACCGAAGTCGCCCTCGCCCAAGTCGCCGACCAGAACAACCTAGAACAGCTCGACTTCGACACCGAGCTCGACGCCGCAACGCTCGGCGACGGCGTCTTCAAAGTATTCTGGGACACGGTCGAACAACGAGTGCACATCACGGCGCCAGACCCCAGCAACATCCACGCTTGGCACTGGCCCGACGACCCCTCCCGCCTTTGGCGCGTCGCCAACACCTACACGCTCGACGCCAACGACACCCAGCACATCATCCCGTCGATCGCCACCACCAAGAAGCGCGTCACCATCACCGAAGCATGGACACTCACGACCTACCAACTGTGGGCCGACGACACCCTCATCGACGAAACCACCAACCCCTACGACTTCATCCCCTTCGTCATCTTCCCCAACCTCCGCGAACCTAAACAGCTCTGGGGTACCTCCGACGTGCCCGCGCTCATCGACCCACAGCGCGAGCTGAACCGCGCGCTCACCCAGCTCTCGAAGATCCTCGAGCTCTCCGGCAACCCCATTGCCGTCCTCGAGAACGTCACCGAAGCCCAAGACATCGCCGTCACACCCGGCGCCATCTGGGAAGTACCCGAGAAGGCCAAGGCCTACCTGCTGGACCTCCTGCAACACGGCGGCGTCCGCCTCCACATCGACTACGTCGACGCCATCTACCGCACCCTCCACGACCTCAGCGAGACCCCGCGCTCCGCCTTCGGAGGCATCGACCGCGACCTGTCCGGCGTCGCGCTCCAGCTGGAGCTCGACCCGATCGTGAAGAAAGTACAGCGCAAGCGCCTCATCCGCACCGCCGCCTACCGCGCGCGCAACGAGATAATCCTCCTGCTCCTTAACCAGTTCACCAACGCCGGCCTCACCACAGCCAACCATGACATCCAGTGGGGCAGCGTCCTGCCCACCGACTACGACCGCCAAGTCGCCAACGAGGTCGCGCTCGTAGGAGCCGGCGTCCACGCACGCCGCTTCGCCGCCGACCAACTGGGCGGCGTCGACAACCCAGACGACGAGTTCGCCCGCTGGCTCGAAGAAGAACAGCAAGCCCGCAACGCGGGGGCCGGGCCGCCGTAACCCACCACCACCCCACCATCCAACGGCGGCTCGGCCACACCTCATGACCACCGGCATCCCCGCACTCCGCCCCTACCAGCAACAGCCCGCACGCGCCATCACCGACAGCATCCTCCACCAACGCGGCCTCACCTTCACCGTCGAGATGGCACGCCAGTCCGGCAAGAACGAGCTCAGCGCGCAGCTCGAAACCGCGCTCCTCGCCGCCTTCGCCCCCGGACTCGGCATCCAAGAAGCCACCATCATCAAAGCCGCCCCAACATTCAACCCGCAGGTGAAGATCTCACTACGCCGCCTCGCCGACAGCCTGCGGCGCACCGGCATCCCCTACCGACCAGAAGAAGGCCACATCCTGCGCGTTGGCCCGCACCAGATCATCTTCCTCTCCGGAGAACCAACCGCCAACGTCGTCGGCCACACGGCCAACCCGCTCCTCGAGATCGACGAAGCGCAAGACTTCGACATCGACAAGTACGACAAGGAATTCCGTCCCATGGCCGCCGCCAACAACGCCACCACCGTCCTCTACGGCACCGCCTGGTCCGAGCTCGACCTCCTCCACCGCGAACGTCTGCGCGCGCTCCAACTCGCGCGCCACGACCAAGTGCAACGCGCGTTCATCATCCCCTGGACCGTACCAGCCGCCATCCTCCCCGCCTACGCCCGCTTCGTCGCCGACGAACGCGAACGACTCGGCCCCAACAACCCCATGTTCACCAGCCAATACGACCTGAAGCCCATCCCCAGCAAGGGCCGCCTCTTCGACGCCACCACCCTCAGCCAGCTCCTAGGCGAACACCCACGGCGAACCACACCACCACCCTTCGCGACCATCGCCGCCGGCCTCGACGTTGCCGGAGGCGGCGACGACCAGCCCGGCACCCACGACCGCACCGTCCTCACCATCGGCGCCGTCGCAGCACCACCAGCGCTCGACATCCTGCCCGCCAACCACGTCGCAGTCCTCCACCACATCGCCTGGCAAGGCCTCCCACACGAGCAACTCCTACCCCAGCTCATCGACCTCATCATCAACATCTGGAAGCCCACCGCCCTCACCGTCGACGCCACCGGTCTCGGCGAGACCACCGCCCGCATCCTCACCCAGTGCGCGCACCGCACCGACGTCACCACCCTCAAGTTCACCCGCCCCACCAAGTCCCTCCTCGGCTACCAGCTCCTCGCCGCAGCGTCCACCGGACGACTGAAGATCTACGCCGACGACAGCAGCGCCGAACGAACCACCTGCTGGCACGAACTCACCAAAGCCCGCGCCGACTACCTACCCGGCCACCACATGAACTTCTACGTCGACCCCACCGAAGGCCACGACGACTACCTCATCTCCCTCGCCCTCCTGCAACACGCAGCCGAACAAGCCACACCCCGCATCGCCAGAGGCCGCAGCGCCACGCCGTCCTAACGGCCCGTCGCCTAACGGCGCCGTACAGCGTCGCGTCGCAGGTCACGCACGCACCGGCCGGCTCGGCCCTCCTTTGCGCCCCTCACGGTGCGCACCCTCGGCTCGCGCCTCGCCCGCCTCCAACCGCCGCCTGCTCGAGGAGCCGCCTGTCCGGTACGCCTACGGCGCGGGCCCGCGCGCCTTCTGTCCCACTCCAAACGCAACACTTTTGCCCAACTGTCCCGATCCAATCCAACGGCTTCGACCAACCTCGTTTCGTTCCCACGTGCAACAACACTCTCTCGCTCCGCTCCGGCCCCGAACCGCTGGTCATTTTGTGGCCCGCTCCGCCTTCGGCTCCGGTTCACGAGGTTGGGTGACCGCGTCGGGGCCTGCGCTCCGCGCACTTCCTTTCGTGGTAGCGCTCCCCGTGGTCGCGCTCTTTGCCATCCCCCCGGCGGTGGGACTTAGCAGCATAGCGCCCGATCCTCACCGCGCAACCACCAACCGCGCCCCTTAGGTGCGCTCACGGCCCTCCCCGCGAAGCGGGGCCCCGCCGTTCCTGGTTGCGCGCCTCGGCGTGCGGGCGCTAACGCTTGCGGCGTTCCCGCCGCCGGGGGGCTGGGGGCATCGGGTCTCCCTCCCGTGTTCGCTCCTCGGCCACAAGAAAGGGGTTTCAAACATGTCCTGCAAATGCTGCCGCTCCTGCCGGGTCGGGGCCTTCCCGTGTCCGCTCTGCCCCCACCACAAACACGGTCTCCTGGGGCCGCTCACCATGCCTCCGTGCGGTCGCTGTGCCTCTTGCGTCGGTGGGTTCCGCTGTCCGCTGCCGGCACGCGCAGCCCTGGCGGTGCACCCGTGATCTGCCCCTGCTGTCGCCTGCAGCCGGTCTGGCATCCGCGCCCGTGGTGTCGCCTCTGCTGGTCGCGCTGTCGTGTGGCGGCGCCCTGCTCCGTCCGCGCATTCGTGCTGGGCCGGCTGCTCGGCGTCCGCTCGCTCCGTCACTCACCGCTGCAAAAGGCGCTGCTGTGAAGGCCAAGAAAATAATGCGGTGCACCGGGTGTGGTACGCCGGATGTCAATACCTCAATCAGAATCGGCTTGGGAATCTACATCCGTTTCTGTTACTCCTGCTGGTTCAAGCTGCCCAGTGAGGTTCGTGAGGCGCTCGGTGCGCTGGCCCTCGACCTGTAGAGACATGGCCGGTCCTGGCCGAATTCGAAAGGAGCAACCGTGAGCTACCAACAACTGATCGCCCAAATGGTCGCCGCCGTCGCCATGCGGCGCCAAGCGTCAAACCTTCTCGGCGCGGTCGACAACATCAAACAGCAGCTCGGCGAGTACTTAGACGCAGGCAACTCCGAGCTGCGCGACCAATCCACCGAGATCTTCGCCCATTGGAAGGAGCGCCAAGGCAACCGTCACCTCGACTGTCGCCGCCTAGATGACCACACCCTGCGCTGGGCCGCAGACAACGGCCTACTCGACGGCAACGTCACCGCCATCGACGCACAGGGAACCAGCGCACGCGAACTTTACCCTATCCGTGAAGCCGTGTATCGCGACCCGCCCACTCGGTACATGGACATCGCAGCCCCGTCGTGGCAGCGCCAAAAGGAGCTCGAAGAACGAGCAGCCACGCTCGCGGAGCCGGTGCCCGCGCAGCCGGCCAAGTGTAGTTGGTGCGGCAACGAACCCTGTTCATGCACGGGCCAACAGCCGCAGCCAACCAGCTCGCCGGCGGCACCAGCCCGCTACGCCATCAAGTGCGACGACTGCCAACAAACGATTGGCCAGACGGCCTCACTCGCCGAATCAGCAGCAGGCGGACGCTGCCCTAGCTGCAAGCAAAGAGCACAACCCACCCCACCAGAGCCAACTCCCATCACCGGCCAGGTCTGCCCCGACCACGGCAAGGCCAAGCACTCCACCAAGTCCGGCGGGTTCTACTGCCCGTCCAAGATAGCCGACGGCTCCTGGTGTAAATGGACAACCGCCCGCGCAGCGTCCTAAAGTGTCGCCACCTGGCGGTGCAGCCCCTGGCAGGTAACCTGTGCTGCCAGAAAGCGAAAAGAGAGGCCCCGACAAGTCGGGGCCTCTCACCGTTACAGCCCGGCGCAGCTGCTACAACACCACCGGGAGCCCCAGAGGTGTACCACACCAAGCCGTCAACGGCTCAGCCTCTGGAGCGGGGGAAGGGACTCGAACCCTCGGCCTCCTGCTTGGAAGGCAGTGTCCCAATTTTCAATTCGGCGACGAACGCCTCGCCTGCGCGCCAACGCTCGCCCATAATCGGTTCTGCCAGCCCCACCACGTGTCACCAGGACAGGCGGTGCCGTGGCCAGGAAGCGCCCACTCTCGGTGCCCCTTCAGCGCCAGCAGCCGGCCCGCGCGGCGCATCATCACCACTAGCCCCATCGCCGCAGCGCAGAGCTGGCCGTCCCCGGGGTGCCGGCTGGTGAAGTCGCCCATCAGCGCCAGCCCGACCGTCTCATGATTCCGGCGCGCCACTTGCGCGCCGTAGTACCTAAGGTCGAGCGTGTAGAACAGCCGCCCATTCGGGCTAGCCATCATGTGATAGGGGAAGGTGCCCCAGCCCTGCGTAAGGCTGTGTCGGTGGATCGCCTCCAAACGCTCGAGATCCTCATCGAGCGTCGAGCCGTTGAAGTCGCGGTCACCGGGCGCCATGATCGCCGCGTCGTGGTGCACAGCAGCACCGATCAGCTGCGCAAAGTCACGCTGGTACACCGCCGGGCCCTGCAACGGCCAGAGGTGCCGGACGTCGGCGAACCGCAGCCCGTACATGACGATCTCGCGCGGCATCAGATCACCCCCAGCAGAACACCCACCGCCGCCAGCAAGACCCCCAGCGCGAATAGCCAGAGATCGCAGGCCAACAGCAGATCAGACTCTCTCACGTATACACCGCGGCAACCACTGCATCCTTCGGGTTGCCCTCATCAAAGAATTGCACAGCGCACTTGCGACCCGCAACCATCTCAGCGCTCGGGATCCCCCGCGACACCGGCACCCCCGTCAGCCAGACAGCCAACGACCCCACCAGCTGCACCGTCGCCAGATAGGTGCCGCTGTCAAACGCCTTCACAACGCCCCGCCTCATCAGACCGCCCCCAGCAGGAGCCGATGCTCATACACCGGCGGGCGCCGACGGGCAGAGTCCCAGCGTGCGCCACCCATGGTGTACTTCAGGTCCAGGCCCACCACCCGGAACTTCGCCGAGCTCAGGCCGGCCTGAGCATCCGTCACCGCCACCACGTCCTGCAGCTCCTCGCCGCAGTTCACCGGCGACAACAGCACGCCCCGCTCCTTGTCCAACTCCCCCTGCCGCACCGTCGCCGTCGCCCGATCGCCAACCAGCGTCGACGTGTCCAGCGTCTGATCGTCCACCTGCCGCAGCCGCTCGCCCAGATCATCAATGCTCGCCCAGTCAAACGACTCGCCCAGCTGACCGGAGCCAAACACGCTCGCGCGGTTCCAGCCAGCGGCCGGCGTCGCGTA